TCTCCTCCCCGGCCTCCGGGGTGTTGAGGGTCAGTACGAGCAGATCCCGTCGCAGTACGACAAGATCTTCACCAAGCACGACTCCAAGATGGCTCTGGAGCGCACCGCTGAGATGCGCTTCCTCGGCTACGCCCAGCTCAAGACCGAAGGCGGCCAGACCGCGTTCGACAACGGCGCTGGCGAGCGTTTCGTGTACAATCAGGAGCATACGGAAATCGGCCTTGGCTACGCGATCACTCGCAAGGCCATCGACGACAACCTCTACAAGAGCCAGTTCGCTCCGTCGAACCTCGGCCTGACGCAGTCTTTCGCGCAGACCAAGGAAATCTACGGCGCCAACGTGCTGAACACCGCGACGACCTACAATGCGTCGGTCGGTGGTGACGGCGTGGCCCTTGTCTCCGCCAGCCACCCCATCGACGGTGGCACGATCTCGAACTACACCACGAACGACCTGAACGAAAGCACACTGCTGGCTGGTATGATCGCCATCCGCACGAACTTCCGCGATCAGGCCGGTCTGAAGGTGTTTGCTCGCGGTCGTCGTCTGGTTATCCCGCCCGCTCTTGAGCCGGTGGCGATCCGCCTGACGAAGACCGAACTGCGCCCCGGCACTGCGGACAATGATGTCAATGCGATCATGTCCACGGCTGGCGGTCTCCCCGAGGGCTACATGGTCAACGACTACCTGACCTCCGCCCGCGCGTGGTTCCTGTTGACGAACATTGATGGCCTCTCCTACATGGAAAGAATCAAGTTTGAAACAGATTTGCAGGTCGATTTTACAACTGATAACCTTCTTGTAAAAGGTTATGAGCGGTATAGCTTCGGCTACTACAACTGGCGCTCCATCTACGGCGCGTTCCCGACCTAATCCATTGGGGCGGGGCTTTGGTCCCGCCCTTTTTTCTAGGCAACCCGATCACGCAGACCGGCCTAGCGGACGCTGCACAGACGGCGTGATCTCATCGTGCAGGAGTACCCATCATGGGGATGACTACATTTACCGGCCCCATCACGGCTGGTGACATCGTAAACACCTCGGGCACTACGCTCGGGACCAACGTGGCCAATGTTGGCTACGTTGAAATGGCTCAGACCGTTGCCGTCACTCAGGCGACCAACGGAACGACCGCTGGCCTTTACACGACCAACATCGTGATTCCGGCTGGCAGCCAGATTGTTGCCATCGACCTATTTGCCAACGTGGCTTGGACGGGGGCTGCTTCTACCTTCAATGTGGGGACGAGCGCAACGGCCACTGAGCTGGCGATTGCCTCCGACAACACTGCGGTGGCTATTGGGCGAGTTTCCGTTAGCCCCGGCACCAGCGCAACCCGCGTCAACAACTGGGTTGATGTTGGCGTGTCCGATGTCCGCGTCTACGTGTTGTCCACCAACACTGGGTCTGGCACCGGCTACCTGACGGTTCGCTACGCTCAGGCCATCAACCTCGTCCCATAATCCAAAGGCATAGGAGAAGATCATGAAGGGTAATGCTCCCAAGACCGGCGCCATGAAGCATACGGCGTATGCCGGTGGTTCCAGCAAAGTTGCGTCTGAGTCCATGCAGGGCGACGATGGCTTCAAGAAGGGCGGCAAGGCCGTCATGTCTGAGGCCGCTGAAGGCCGCAAGCCCCGCAAGAGCGGCGGCGGCGTCCTGTCGTCTGCTGCTGGCGGTACGCCCCGTGGCAAGGCTTCGCACTACTAAGCCGATCCTCCCCGGCTTTGTAGTACTGCGGGGGGCATTCGTGTCCCCCGCGCTTTTATGGAGGGTACTATGTCTGGTGCATGGACGCGCAAGGAAGGCAAAAACCCTGAGGGCGGCCTGAACGCCAAGGGGCGCGCATCGTTGAAGGCGGAGGGGCACGACATCAAGCGCCCGCAGCCCGAGGGTGGGTCGCGCAAGGATAGCTTCTGTGCTAGGATGACCGGGTTAAAGCGCAAGCTGACCGGGTCCGCGAAGGCCGCAGATCCAGACAGTCGTGTTAACAAATCACTGCGGAAGTGGGATTGCTGATATGGACAAGCCTTTTTGGGAAAAAGACGCCCCTAAGGATGCCAAGGAAAAGCATCTGAGCCGCAAACAGGTTCAGTCCGCCAAGGCCCACGCCCGGGCTGCTGGGCGCCCCTACCCGAATTTGGTCGATAATGCCGCCGCTGCTCGCGCTGGCAAGAGGAGCTAACAATGCCGACAGCCGCATATTCCATTACCCAGTCTGGCCTTTATGAGCCCTTTGACCTTCAGGTTGCTCGCGGGCAAATTCTTGGCCATACAGCCAGCAATGTTTTTGGCTATGGGACCACATCAGCTACTGCGGGTCTTTTCCGTACAGTTTGGGAAGGAATGTCCACGACGGACTATGCTTTCCCCGGCTCCGCCCTCACCATGCAGTTGGTTAGTACTGTTGCAGGTGACACGGCTTCAATTACAATTACGGGCCTTGACGCAAACTATCTGATCATCTCCGAGACGCTTGTGCTGAACGGTACGACAAACGTCCCGACGACGAAGCAGTATTTCCGTATCAACAACATCAGTGTTTCGGCAGGCAGCGCGTCAAATCCAAGTGGTGTTATCACACTCACAAATGGTGGTGTTACCTACGCGCAAATCAACACAATCACCGTCAACGGAACTTTGGGTAGCATCGGTACGTCACAGATGGCTATCTACACAGTTCCTGCGGGATACACTTTATATATGTCACGCTTCACGGCCTATTCCTCATTTAATGGAAACACGACCAACTACACGACTTACCGCGCTGTGACTAACACATCGGCGGGGGTTCAGCGTTGTGTTCTTCAATCTCCATTTAATACAAACTATGAGATCCACCGCATTTATCCCTTCCCATATGCTGAAAAAACGGACATTCGTTGGCAGATTGCTTCCAGCGCGGCTACTGCTGCGGTTGTCAATGTTAACATCGGCGGCGTCCTGATCAGCAACGACGTGAGCGCGCAGTTCTAAGGAACGCAAATGGCGACGAGCGGCACTTACACGTTTAACCCGGGTCTTGGTGAGCTGACGCTCTATGCGTACAACCTCATCGGGATTCGCAACACGTCGGTGCTTCAAGAGCATATGGAAGCCGCCCGTATGGCGTCCAACATGCTTTGCGCCCGCTGGTCAAATCAGGGGGTAAACCTTTGGGCCGTTGACCTTGTGACGACGCCGCTTGTCACGGATCAGGCGACATATGCCGTTGATGCTAACACGGTTGCAATCTTGGACGCCTATGTCCAAAACGACGACTCTGGCGCCAACATTGACCGCATCATCTTGCCGGTCAGCCGCACGGAATACGCCAGTTACCCCAACAAAGAGCAACAGGGTTTTCCCACGGTTTATTGGTTTGACCGCCTCATTAGTTCGTCCCGTTCGACCGGATCGGCAGGGCCGTCCGTAACGCTCTGGCCGGTGCCGAACACCGACAACGGCCCGCAGAGCCTGAAATACTACCGCGTCCGGCAGATACAGGACTCGGCTCTCCAAAACGGACAGACGGTCGAAATACCCTACCTGTGGCTTGAGGCGTTCGCCTATGGCCTTGCTCTACGGCTGGCTCAAATCTGGAACCCGCAGGCCATGCCGATGATCAAGCCAATGGCTGACGAGTCCTACCAAATTGCGGCTGATCAGAACATCGAAACCGCGCAGCAGTACATTTCCCCAATGCTTTCCGGATATTTTAGGTAAGGGGACATGAATGGGCTACGCATCAAGATCAGGCCGGGCCAGAACTAGCAGCACCAACCCGCAGGCTCATGCGATTTGCGACCGATGCGCTTTTCGGTACAATCACGTTGACTTGAAATGGCAGTACGATTGGGCTGGCGCCTCGCTGATCAACAAGCGCATTCTGGTCTGCAATACTTGCTACGACACTCCACAGGAACAGCTTCGAGCCATCATCATTCCGGCTGACCCGGTGCCGATCATCAATCCCCGTGTTGAACCCTACTCTTGGGATGAGATTGATCGCCGTCAGGTATCCGGCAACAACACCACCAATCCGCAAACGGGCATTCCCGTCCAGCGCGGCGACACGCGCGTCACCACCATCGACAATGATATACCGAACAATACCCGCGTCACGCAGCAGACTGGCGAGGCTCCATACGGCACAAACCAGAAGCCGGGCACTGATCCGAACGCGGTCACTTACCGCACCGTCACCAACGCCACCAATAATGGCGTCGGTCTTGTGCGCCTGACCATTGCCACCACAAATGGCATGATCACCGGCCAGCATGTGACAGTGCAGGATGTGGGCGGCGTGTCGGGCGCCAATGGAAATTGGAAGATCACGGTAATGAACACCACACAGATTGATCTTCAGGGGTCAACTTTTACTGGCGCCTACATCTCCGGCGGTTACGTCATCAACAACCCCAGCCTGCCCTATGGCTTCACTGAAGTGCCCAAGACAGGACCGCTCTGATGCCTCGTTACGCCAGTAATATCCAGATCCCCAATCTTACTGCCGCCATTGCGCTCAATGGCACGGAACAGGTGGAGGTTGTGCAGGCCGGAGCTACGGCCCGATGCACGACGCAGCAGATTGCTAATCTTGCTCAGATCACT